ACCCGAGCGTCACCGGACACCCAAGCGTTACCGGACAGAGATTGATCTAAATTTTTTTCCGACTCAATAAATCCGCCAAGCTGTCCCGCCACTACTACGCCAAACGAAACTAGCGCTTTGATTCGATATAATTTTTTACCGCCAAAGATTTCGATAAATTCATCGGTTAGTTCATATTTCTTTTGTTGCTCTTTCATTTTTTATCTCTCTATTTTGGATAATAAAAAAGCCACTATTCGTTAGTGGCTTCGGGTGTTTTGTCTTGTGGTACGTTAGGAATTTGAACCCAATCGTCCTTAATTGCTGATTTATTCCAAAGTGTCCCATCATCGCATAGTGCTGTTAATGACCAAAATAACTGATGGAATTGTGTTTCTGGCACTACACTTTCAGATATTTGTATAATCTTTCTGTTCATTTTTATAAGCCTTATATGTAACTCAGAATGGAATATTGTCATCAAAAGCATCCACTGGCGGCTCAGATTGTTGAGGTTTAGATTGTGTTTTTTGTTGTTTATCTTGCTGTTTAGACGGTTGATTTTGTGCTACATCTTGGTTTCGACCGCCTAGCATTTGAAAGTTATCGCATTGGATTTCAGTGGAGTAACGATCTTGACCGTTATTGTCTTGCCATTTGCGAGTTTTTAATCTTCCCTCAACATACACTTGCGATCCTTTATGTAGATATTGAGCGGCGATCTCGGCTAGTTTTCGATAAATGACAATGCGATGCCATTCGGTCACTTCTTTTTTCTCGCCTGAGTTTTTATCCGTCCAGCTTTCACTTGTTGCCACGCTGATATTTACCACTAATTCACCATTAGGCATAGTGCGCACATCAGGATCATTGCCTAAAAAGCCAACGATAATTACTTTATTAATTCCAGCCATATTTACTCCATAGATTTATATGCTTTTAATGTTTTGATAAATGCGGGTATTTCCTTGTCAAACGCTGCCATTAATTTTTCATCTCGCTCAACCGTAAAGAGATAAAACGGTTGTTTTTGATATTCAGGGCAATAACTCACAAAATCCCATGTTTTATATCCTGTCACCCACAAATTTGCTTGCACTTGGATAACATATTCAGACGGCACGCCACCATTGATAATGTATTGAATATGCGTACTCATTTTCGGGCATTTAATCTCAAGTCCTTTTTTGAGTTCGGGGATCAATCCATCAGGACTAACCATCAATTCTTTTTTCTCATTTAGATATACGCCGCCAACTTGCTTGACGGCATTTCCAGTAAGAAATTCATAAGCAGAGCGGGCAAGCGGCTCAAGCTGATTGCCTCGCTCCATAAAAGCTGATTTATATCCGCCATCCTGTAAACCAAGGATGCTTTCTTCAATCAACTCAGACATATATTTGATTTGCGAGCTTGATTTTTTACCTGTTGGCGTAACGATATTCTCGATTCCTGTTGCAGTTGGAATACCAAGTCTTGCGATTAGCCATTCTTCAGTTCCTTGCTCGCAATCAAGTGTTATTAGTCCGTCTATCATAAGGGAATATCCTAATCATTACGTTCATCTTTGGCTTGCTGCTCATTTAGCTTACTAAGCAATCTATTAATTGCGTGTTCAGCATTTGATTTTGTGATTTTTTCAATGCTTGGCACATTGCCAGCCGCCGCCAACAATCCCGCAAGATTTGAGCCTGTAACTTCAACCAAATTTTCAATTTCTTTGATTTGTTCAGGAGTGATCAATTCTACTGATTGAGCGTCAATCACCGTTGTTCCGTTATCAGGCGTTGCAGCGCTATGCTGATTGATAGGCTCTTCATTTACTTCATCAGCAGTAATTACGCCACCTAATTCATCGGGGAATGCTTTGCGCAATGCGCCAGCCTCAGCGCATTTCGCTAATTGGCCTCTAGGGCGTTTACTCCACATAGAATTTGGCTTGCCCTCTTTTGTTGTTGCACAAGCCTCAGAAAAATATTCTGTATGGGAAAATGCGCATCGTTCATTATTAATGAATCGATAAACGGTAACTCTGCACCATTCAGGAGCCTCTATACCTCTGAATGTAACCGTATCACCAAAAACTGGCTCATCTTGACCAGCCATTTGACCAGTGCGAAATGCTGTAATGCGTTGCTCGTAAATACCTGGCATAATGACATCACGCCAGTTTTTATTGCCTGTTTTTGCATCTGTCACTGACATTGGCACGATATGACAAGGCTTTTTAAGAATATCTAACTTACGAGCTTTGCAATAATCTACGGCAAGCAAAATACTTTCATCCTTTGCGCCAGGAAAAACGCTATTTTGCAAAATTGTCCAAACTGCGGTATCAATATTGCGTTCGGTTAGGGCTGTTTGAATGTTCGCCGGTAATGTATTCATTTTGTTGTTCCTTTAATTAACTTTCTTGAGTGTTACATTGTCACCGTATTGCTCTTTGATTTTGCGAGCGAATGATACGGCATCGTTCAACGTTCCTGAGAATTCGATTCTGACTTCAAAATGCTCAATAGCATCACCAGGCGACAATTCTTGTGCTTTTAACGTTTCACTTCCCATGTCTTTTTCTTTACAAGAAGATTGGACGGCTTGCGTTTCAGCTTTTACTTTTGCCTCTTCTTGCGCCTTAGCCTTGATTTCTAATTCACGCTTTTGCTCATCATCAATTCGTTGTTTAATGATTGGTGCTAAATCTTCTTCACTTGCAATTAATTTGATTGCATCAGGGAATAGATAGCTTGATTTAGCAGTTAGCTGCTCAAGGCGTTCAGTTAAGCGAGCGACTTCAATAGTGATCTCGCTAATGATTAGGGTTTTCTCAGCATTTACGGCTTTCGTTAAGCCTGAGATTGAGCTTTTGTGTTTTGTGCTTTCTTCAATCCGGCTTGCGATCTTATGCTTTGGAATGTTCTCTTCTAGCGCAAGTGATATATCGCTTGTTTTTGCTATTTTGTGGCGAATATTTGAGATTTCGGCAACCACATCATCTACGATCTTAGCTTTAATTTCAGATTCTTTAATTTTGACTAATTTATCTCGAGCCAATCTCTCTCGTCTAAAACGCTCAGCAATGCTTTCGGCTGTTTCAATGAGTTTTTTAATATCACCGCCAACGGCATTTTTGATAGCCAATCTTGTTTTATCCTCTAATTCTTTAAGGATTTTTACTTCTTCTTTAGCTGCCAAGAAGTCATCATCGGTTTCAAAATTGCTTGTTAGGGTAGAGATAAACGCATCCGCTTGTTTCTCAAAGTCTGCAATATTGGTTGTTAAAACTTTGCTTTCTGTTGATAGGATCAACTCAAATTTTTCTGTCATTTTTATTTACCTTAAATTTAAATATAACCACGTTTATAATCTTCTTCGTTTTGCGCTATGCGATTTTCAGCAAGTTTTTTTACTGCCTTATCTCTCAAGTTTTTGAGCGATGCTTGATCACACAAGAAAATATCTAGCCAAGTATTTTCGTTTTCCTCCATAAGCTCAGAAAACTCGCATAAAGTTTGGCTATCTCCACTTGTTATTTCTCTTTCTATGTCGCTAATTTCATTTTCTACTGCACGCTCATAGGCATCATATTGTTCTTGTGCCTTGTCATAAGCGGTAAAACTAGCCATTTCCCATTGTCGTTGTGTCGTTTGCATTTGGAATACCTCTCAATATGTCAAAGTAAGAACATAAATCCTCGTATTTAAATGTTCTCACCCAATGACCTCTGATTAATTTTTTGCCTCGAGGCTTTATTTGGCGATAATAAATCGCTCGCTCGATTGTGGTTGCGTGTACGCCAAAAAGACGATGGATCTCAGTAAGTTGAAATTCAGTTTGGCGCTCAGATTCAGGCTGTTGATTACGCATTTCGTTGTACTCATCAAAACGTTTTAAATAACGCATCTTAGCCTTTGAAATACGCTTAACTAATGTTGGCTTGGTTGTTAGTCCAGTTTTCGGTTTTGAGAGGCGAGCGAGCTTGTTATCGAGCCATTTAGCCATATTAGCCTTTAGCTCTTTACGTTCTTTTAACCGCACTTCCGCAAGCTCTATTGACTGGTAATTTGATGATTGCCACCATACCTTGCTACCAACTCTTTCAACAACATACCAGCCACCTTTCGGATAAGGCTCAATCTTAATTTCTACTTTTGCCTTTTTCATGATCCAATTCCTTTTGTTTGGTTGCAGTAAAGACTAGAGCCTCTTGTTTGGCTGGCTCTGTAAGATTTGGTTGGTATTGTCCGTGTTCAGCAATCCACTGTATACGTGCTTGTTCAAGCTCTAATGCTGTCGGTTCGCTTGCATCCGCTGCAAGTGCGGTAAGTATTGTCATAGCAACTAGGCAGATTGAAAGGATGATTGCAACTGTGTAAGCGGTTGTTTTAATAAAATTGATTAATTTGTTCATAGTGTTTACCTCGTTGGTTAATAAGATATTGGTTAAAAAAATCCCTCCAACGCCAAAGTGTGAAAGCGAGTGGAGGGTATAACCAATCAAAAGGAGATTTTTTTATTATGAAAAACGCTGTTTCCAGCTAGAGCCGCTCTCGATTCCATTCAATTTTCAAGAAGATTGGGCGATTCCATTCGCATTTTGAGAACGGCTTTAGCTGGAGGCTCTTCCTGGATTCGAACCAGTGTTATTTTTCATAACGCTACCGTGTTTTTGTACCGTGTCGGTTTCCACAACCGACCAAACAAAGAGCCATTAAATACCTTTCTTTATACTTGCAAGGCTCAAGTCCCTTATTGTCACCACAACACATAAGGAATATAATTTCGCTAACCACAACACAATAAGGATTAAGTTATGGCAAACCTCATTATTACTTATGATTTAAGAAATCAACGCGACTACAAAACATTAATTGATGCAATTAAATCCTACGGAACTTATGCGAAGCTATTTGAATCGGTTTGGTATATTCGTTCAATAACACATACAGCCGAGCAATGTCGGGATTATTTGCTTCAATTTATAGATAATGATGATCGTCTTGGCGTGTTTGATTGCTCAAATAATGACTTTGCAACTATGAGAGCGTTAAATAAAATTAGTGACCTATGGTCTAACTAACATGTAAACTTCACCTGTTTTATTATCAATTAGCTTTTCTTTGATTTGAGCATCACTAAATCGATTGATATAAGAAATTGCTTGGCATGCTCGCTCCTCTAAACCTGGATGATAAGCGCCGTTTTCAATCGCTTTCAAAATAGACGCGCGAATATGTTCTTTTTGAATTTCTGTTATAGTGTTACTGGCAACACTGCCAGCCTCGGAATAGCGTTTCTCTTCCATTTTTAACCTCGTTTGTTTTATGTTTGCCATTTCAAAGCACACTCAAGAACATTCCCTTCACCGTGCGCACTCATTAGATCGGTCTGTGTAGAATGCGCTTTGAATTGGTGCTGCGGGAGAGATTCGAACTCAACTATCCTCCGGTTATGAGCCGGTTGCTTTTACCTATTAAGCTACCGCAGCAGTTTACCGTCTCTCCGGTATGTCACGCACTTTTCGCCGCGTTTACGCTTTTATAAACCGATCCGTGGGCTTGTTTGCCGTTTCCCCGACCGTTCTCATATCCTCGAAGGATTGCTTAGAGATATAAACAGCGCTGCCCTTGATTCGCCAACCGCCTCTTTTCGGTTAACACGCGACACAGTTTTCTGCTTGGGGGTTACTCGACTTAAATCAGCCGATAATTTATATCCCGCATGAGTCCAGCAATTTTAAAGAGCAACTCAAAGTGTTTTGCTTTGATGTGGCTTATAATACTAAAACTAATATTAATAGTAAATAGTAAAACTAATATATTTTAATAAATTTACTATTTAAACTATTAAATTACTGTTTTTACTAATATTTTATTTTTGTAAAATTTTGACTATTTGCTGAATTTGTGACCTAGATCACAAAAATAGGGTAGGGGAGAGGTGGGTTTGATGGATTTTGGGCAAAAGAAAACCGCTCTATTTGAGCGGTTTGCGTTTTTTTTCTAAGCCACAAGTTTCAGATTTTGAAAAATTTGGTAAATCTCTGGCTCTGGAAGTTGTTTTAATAGATGGTGAACTTTTTGAGCCGGATTAAGCGCAAGTAACTTTCTAGACAAATCAGCATAAAGACTCTCTAGTACATGGTTTCGATTCCATACTACTTTATAGTTTTTGTTATTTATTTTTTCTTCAATTTGGAGAAGATATTTTTCCTCATTATATGTATATTTCATTGAGTGGCGGCTTATAGCGTTTTCGTCTGATGAATCTATAAATGATACGATTACAAGTATGTGCTCATACTGTTTTTTTATATCTATGGAAGAATACTCGTTATCAAATATAGCTTCGGACAGCTCTGCCGGCTGAATTCCTTTTGCTATATTTAGGTTGATAATTTTATCTATTAGTGATTTTATTTCATTAGTGATGCGCATTTTTCAACATCCCCCTTAGTTCAACTATAATTGAATCAATTTCTCCGATTGATCTCTGTAGTGTAGCATTATCCCTGCTGTCAACGCTACCAAATTTATTGTAAAGCTTGCTATTTATGTATATAACAATAATCCCGTCATTAGGTGTTTCTCTCGTTATTCTCAGTAGTCTATTGAATTTATTGTATAAATTGTTACTTTTAGCGTCAATTCCTAGATCGCTGAGCAGATCTGCAGCCAAATTTTGAGCTTTGCTTGTTAAGATTTTACGCAATTCTTTTCTTGCTTTAGCGGGTCTTTTACTGACTAGTACTTCATCAATTTCTTTATTTGCTTTTTGTTCAGCAGCTTGTTCAATTGCTTTTAAATATATCGGATCTAGGTCTTTAGGCAGTCTTGCTGTTACTTGGCTTATTTCTTCTTGAATCTCTTTGCGTTTTTGCTCAAAGAGCTTGTTAAAATCAATATCATCCAGATATGAATCTTGAGTACTTAAATAGCTACCATCGGAAGATATTTCTGCAAGCTCAACTTTGCGTTTTTCATAGGCTTCATCGCTAATATGAACATCATAATCTCTGGACACTTGGAGCTTGGCACGGTCAACTTCTTTTTGGAAAATATTCCACATTTTATTTAGTCCGGCTTGCTCATGGAATATAACAACGGCGTTATTGTCAATCTCAAAGGCTTTAATTTCATTATTAGGTATAACCCTAAGAACACGTCCGATAATCTGAGCGAAAGCGTTTATACTACGATAAGGTCTAAATAAAGCAAGAATGGTTAAATAGCGATGATCGTACCCTTCCATTAGCATATTTACGGAAACCACAACATTGCATTGATGATTTTCAATTTTCATTAATGTTTCTTGTTGTTCTTCGTGTGACATATTGCTATGGATGATAACTACACTCATACCTTTATCTTTATACCATGCAGCAATATCTTCAGCGTGTTTTATACTGCATCCAACAGCAAGAATTTTATGTGGGACTGTCGGTGATGATTCCTTTAAATAATTAAACTGTTTAATACTTCTATCTATAACATCTAAAGAGCAATCTTTTGATAGAGAAATACATTTTTCTATCCATTCTTGCTCTTTGAATTCAAGAACTTCTTCTAAAGTTAATTGCTTATTCGGACTTTCTGGCAATGTGAAATATAATTCATGGGCGTTAACAGTCTCTTTCCTTAACAGTTTTACATATTTTGCGCGCATTACTTCTGAAAGTGAGGTTTCATGTATTTTTTGACCCGGTAGCTCTTGATTATCTCCTCGGTATGGAGTCCCTGTAACATGAAGCTTTTTAGCATTTGAAAAATATTCTAAGACCTTTTTCCAACTTTCAGCCGGTGCATGATGAGATTCATCAATAATAATCATATCGAAAAAATCCGGAGGAACACGGCTGATTAAGCTTGTTGCTCTTGAGGAAGATAATTTATGTATATTTGAAAAGATAATATGACTTTGTTTTAAGTGCTCATCCGAAACATCGGATTCATATTCGACTAGAACGGGCAAGTTATCAATACTAAATATGATGTCATGATTTATCCAAAAGTTATCTTGGAGTGCGTCTTGAGTCTTTTTAATACTATCTCTTGTTATCAATCCCGGCGTAATAATTAATACACGGCCATCGCTTACATCGAAAGGTGCTATAGATATTAAACCGGATTTCCCTGTTCCCGTTGGTAAAACAACCAGAGCTTCGCCAGTAGGATTTTGTTGGAAATATTCTTTTATATTAATATAAGCCTCAATTTGTGGTGTTCTTAGCTTATTATTACCAACAATATTTACTGGCGTTGATTTAAAATAATGTAGTGTTTCATTCATATTTTTTCCTTAGGTCTTGGTTAGTTATTACAGATCAACAATATCCAGTGTTAATTTCTTGATCAGTTTTCCGACAAAATGAATTTGTTCTACTTGGTCTTTTTCTAAGATTTCAGGATCGTAACTTGGATTGTCCGAAATTACTTTTAGTCTGTAGCCACTTAGATACTGCAAGCGCTTGATTCTTGCTTTCCCCTCATATACAAACGCATAGATGCCGTCATCTTTGAATTCATTAACTGTCTGATCAATCGCTACTATATCACCGTGTTTTAGGCTCATTTCGGCATTAGTCGGATTGTACATGCTGTTTCCGTCGATAATCGCAATCGATAAATTATTAGCTGTTCTACGTTGAAAAATCTCCATGAACTTGTCACGCGAAAATTCAATAGAGCGGATTGTGTCCGGGTAATCAAGGTTGATGACACCATCACCGGCGGCAAGGTGGTTATCAAGCAAGGTGAGTTTGATTGAATCTGTTGCTGTCGGTTCCGAAAACTCTTTTGCCTTTGTTACCAGTGTAGTGAAGTCCTCGGAAATATCAGGATCTATATCAGATGGTTCAACATCAAGAATCGAAGCAAATTTAATGATCGTTTCTTTGCTTATAGGCTGCTTACTATTTGGGTTCATATAGTGGCTTACACCACCCTGTGTCTTAATATCTAACAGATTAGCGATTTTAGCTTGAGTTAATCCCAAATCTTTTTTCTTTGTTTCATAAATGCTTTTTAGGCGAGTTTTAATCTCGAAAAGTCTTTGTTCCACTTCGCTCATTGTATCCCTCATTGTGAACATTTCCCGAATTATATTAGCCCCGCTAATAAGATCAAGAATAGTGAAAATATTAAAACTATTGAATAAAAGAAATAGTTTTGCTAATATTTCTGTATTCAGGAGGCTATATGAAATTAACCGAATATTTAGCTGAGAAAAAACTTACTCAAGAACAGTTTGCTCAGCTTGTACAAAAAACGCAGGGCTTTGTTAGCCATTATTTGACGGGTCGTTGTGAGTTAAGCGCGAAAACAACACTGGCTTGGTCTGCCGTAACTAATTATTTGGTTACACCGCACGAATTAAGCCCGCACTTATACCCAAACCCGGATGATGGATTACCAAAACACCTTAGAGCGTAATTTACCAACCTTTACCCAAAAGAAAACCATAAAAAAGTGGGAAAAATTATGACAATGAAACAAACCATTATAGAGATGATCGAGAAAGTGCCAGGTGGCAAAAGTGCGGTAGCTGGATTTCTCGGCTTTACCGAAAGCGAGTTAAATAATCGTCTTTATCAAACAAAAGGCCAACGCTTTAAGAATGAAGAATTGATTGCCATCCAACTCGAGTATGGCTGCACTGATTTTATCGAGGAGCTTTGTCGCAATGCTGGTGGACGATTTGTAAAAGATACCGATGCAGACAATTTAGATGCCGTGGAAATGGCAAATATCCAACTACACGAATTATCAGCTAGAGGAATGCTTTTTGGCGTATTGGAAGATGCGTTAAAAGATGGAGAAATCACCCAGGGGGAAGAAGAGATTATTCGAAAATTATTAAACAAACATTTAGCGGCGACACAACACTCAATCGAGTGCGTGATATCGCTAAATAAACGGCAATAAAAAACCACGGCTGCAACCGTGGTTCTGTACGAAGGAATTTTTTATGAAAACCAAAATACAGCTTTATGATACACAAATTCGCCAAGATGAACAAGGGCGTTTTTGCTTAAATGATTTACATCAAGCAAGCGGTGGTGAAAGTCGTCATCGTCCTGCTTACTGGTTATCAAATCAGCAAACGCAAGAGTTAATTGGCGAAATTTCAAAAGACGGAATTCCGTCTATCCTTACAAAACAAGGACTTGGAACATTCGTAAGCAAAGAACTTGTTTACGCTTACGCAATGTGGATTAGTCCGAGATTCCACTTATACGTTATTCGCACATTTGACAGCTTGGCAAGTCATCAAAATCCAACCGCGCTTTTACCACAAAACTACGCTGCAGCATTGCGTGAGTTGGCGGAATCTGTTGAGAGGGAAGAGGTTTTAAAGTTAGAAAACAAACAGCAAGCCGATTGCATTGAAGCGATGAGCAATTACTTCCGAGCGGGAATGACCGCACCTCAATTCGTAAAAGGTCTGAACGGCGTAAATTCAACGCAAATCAACGCATTTTTACAGAAAAAGAACTGGCTTTACAGAGACCAGCACGGTGAATGGCGCGTAACGTCTTATGCCCGTGATGTGTATATGACCGAAGAGGTTAATGAGTTTACCCCGCATGGTTGCGATCCGATTATCAAATACAAGCCAACGTTACTTAAAAAAGGCGCGGCAAAACTTTATGAGTGGTACACAAAAGGGTTGTTGCCGATGAAAGCAACGTGGAACGGCAAATTTATACAAGAGAAGGTGGCGGCGTGATGAGTAAATTTATTCCTAATGCGTTTCAAATTCCCAATTCCGTCATTGACGAATTACTGGCAAAGCTCACTTGCGCAGAGCTTAAATGTTACTTGTTTGTAGTTCGCAAAACAAAGGGGTGGAATAAAGAATCAGATAGCATTTCTGTTAGTCAGTTTATGGAAGTTACAGGGTTAAGTAATCGTTCTGTTATAACTGCTTGTGAATCACTTGTTGAAATGGGATTACTTGAGCGTTCAGGTGGTGAACGCAAATTAAATACTTATTCAGTGAAAGCGTTTGAGATTTCACAAACTGGTGAAAAAAGTTCATCAGATAAAACTGGTGAAAATTTTTCACAAACTGGTGAAAAAAGTTCATCAGATCTGGTGAAAAAAGTTCACACACAAAATAACAATAAAAACACTATACAAAATAACAATAAAAAAAATACCAAAAAAAGCGAATCGGATTTGCTTGCTGAATTTGGAATCGTTGGTCAGCTTGCTGAAGATTTTCTTAAACTCCGAAAAGCCAAGAGCGCGCCAATTACTGAGACTGCACTTAAAGGCTTTCAACGAGAAGCTGCCAAGGCTGGGATATCGCTTTCTGACGCAATCACAATCGCTATTGAGCGTAACTGGCGCGGATTTAGCGCGAGCTGGAATTGGCGTGATGACGACATAGCAATGGCTGCAAACACCAGAAAAACAAGCTCCTTTGCTGATGATGGATCTTGGGCTGTAGGCAGAAAATTAAATATCGACCCTAACTTGATACCGGAGGAATTGAGATGACAAACATTACCCAAATGCAAGCCGAGGGAAGTGCGGTTAAAAAATCCAATATTCCAGATAATTCCGTTCGTTTGATTGATCGAATGTTTATCAGATTAAAATCAATTTTTCCAGCGTGGAAGCAGGCGTTTGCCAGTGAAGCTGAGTATAACGAAACAAAGCAAGTTTGGCTCGAAGAGTTATTCAAGGCTGGCATAGTGAATCCTCAATCCCTAAAAAGAGGATTGGATTTTGCTGCAAAATCCGAAAGCCCATTCTTCCCGAGTGTAGGTCAATTCATTGCTTGGTGTAATAACTACAACAATCACGAATTAGGATTACCAACACAAGACGAGTTAGAGGCCAGACTTCAAAAATACTTTGGTTATGCGAAAGATCCGCACAATTTCAAATTCCGTTCGAGAGCAGAGTATTACTTGCTAAAAACAATCTATGACGGTTACGGCAAAAAGAAATGGGAAGATTGCCAAAGAGCTATGCCGAAAATCCTTGCCGAAGTAGTTGAAAAAGCTCGCACAGGCTTTGAGTTTCCACAAATTCCAGAGTTGCTAGAGCAAAAGCAAAAAGTTATCCCGCCAGAAGTATCAAAAAACGGTGTGGCAAAGATTAAAGAGATTATGGGGATTGCGTAAATGACAGAACAAAAATTTGATAAGGATACCTATCCAACATCACTTTCACTATTCAACCCGGTTCATTCCGAATTTGGTTTCACGATTGATGGCGCCGCACTACCGCACAACGTAAAACTTGAGCGATATGTAACGCCTGAAATGGATTTCTTAACGTACCCACTGCAAAACGAGCGCATTTTCATCAATCCGCCATTTAGTGATCCGTTAAGTTTTATCAAACGTTCCGTCGAACTGTTTGAAAATCACAACTGCTTAGTGGTTATGTTGTTGCCGGTTGACATTAGCACGGAATGGTTTTCTTTAATCACTCAAAAAGCAACAGAAATCCGTTTTATTGTTGGTGGCCGCATTAAGTTTTTAAGTCCTCAAACTGGTTTATGGACTGATGTTTGCCGTGGTAATCATTTAGCGATATTTGACCCACGTCACCGCAATATGGGGCAGGTTATCCGTCATGTTCACATTGACGACCTAGGGGATTTCGAATGGCGAGCCAAAAGCAGAAGAAAACAGTAATCCACGCAGTTAAATATGCGAACGGTGCGGTGGTGGCGGAAACAGACTACGACCGTAATCTACTCAAGGGGTTGCCGGTGGGAAGTGCGGTAAAAATTACACCTATCGGCAACAATCGAAACTACCAACATCACAAGAAGTTTTTTGCGCTACTCGACGCTGGTTTTGAATACTGGCAGCCTGAATTTAGCGTGCTTACGCAAGCAGAAGAATGGATTGCTCAAGCGGTTGCAAAAAAGATAGCGATTGCCGCAAACGATGAAGATTTTTATCAAAGAATAACAAAGCCAATAGCTGATAGCGTGCTTGCAGATGTGCGATTAAATCGAGAATCAAAGCTCGATTATGAGGGGATGAAAACGCTTGAATCGTATTTAGATCACGTTATGAAAAAAGCTGGCTTTTACGATATTAAGCCGGTTCAAGATGGTGGAACAATCAAAGAGAGATGGTCAATATCATTCGCCAATATGAGCCAAGAAAAGTTCAACAGTGTTTACAAAGGAGTTTATGGCGTAATTTGGAATGAAACACTATGCAACATTTATGAAAGTGAATCTGATTTAGATAACAGAATTGATCAATTAATGGCATTTGGAGGATAAGCGAATGGAATCGCTAAATTACATCATTTTACTATTAGGCTTTATGGCTGCACCGTCTTTAACATTTATCGTTGCGATCATTTTTCAAAATTATATCACTAGAGTTATTTTCCACTGGACGGCTTGCGTTAGCATGGTTGGCTTTTGGCTTTCGATAGTGATCGGATTTGGTTATTGGTTAGCTAAATATCTTGGATAGGCGAGGAAAATAAAATGGCTAATTTACGCAAGGAGGCGAAAGGGCGTGAATGTCAGGTAAGAATCCCTGGCATTTGCACAGGTGAAAACGAAACAGTGGTATTGGCGCACTATACAAGCTCTTGGCTTAGAGGTATGGGAAGTAAGCCACATGATATTTTTGGAGCTTATTGCTGTGCTGCTTGCCACAACGCAATCGATGGGAGAGTAAGAACAAGTTATTCACGAGAGCAATTAAGACTTATGCACGCTGAGGGAGTATTAAGAACAATCAACATGTTACTCAAGGAGGGGAAAATATGCCTGATTGGTTAGAAGTTGCATTACCTTATCCGCCGTCAGTGAATCATTATTGGCGGCATACACGAAACGGACGGCATTATATCAGCGAGGCCGGCAGAAAATTTAAAACGGAGGCTTTGAGAATTTTAAAACAATTTGAACCATTTACAGGTTCAGTGGCGATTTGCCTTGATGTGTACTATCCAGATAACCGCAACCGCGATCCCGATAATATAAACAAAGGGCTTTTCGATAGTTTAGTCGCCTCAGGATTAATACAAGACGACAACAACAAAGTGATAAAAGATTTTCGCAGTAAAAATTGCGGAATCAAAAAAGGTGGAATGGTTGTAGTAAAAATTAGAGAGCTTGAAAATGAGTAAATCAATCGAATTGTTAGTTAAATTACATAATCCGAAATGCGTTAGTGTTGAAACAGCCAGAAGAGGCGGCGCGGCATTACTTTACAAAGAGCAAATTATTTGTGCTTTTGCTCAAGCTGAAAATAAATATATGCTTGGCTATCATTTACTTATGAGCAAATACCGCCAAGAAAAATCCTCAAGAGAATTTGTTGATAGTTATGTTGATGCGTGGTGTGAAGAGTTTGGCCATCCTAAACACGCCTCAGAGGCCTTAAAATATGTTATTGATATGGTATGTGATTTGCCGTTGCCTAGTCAGTTAAGACATATTAAAGCGTTAAGAAAACGCTATTTACGCTCACAGTATGCGCATTTATCAGCCTTAGATAGAGCAAATAAAATGGTTGAAGAAAACGGATTGCCAGCAAATAGCGTTGAGGCTCGCCAATTAAGAATTAGAGAATTAAACGATTTGCGTAAATCCAACACTTGCCCTCGCTGCCGTGGCACGGGTGAAGTAGGTAGAGTGCAAAAACATAAATGCCCTGAATGTGATGGAACAGGTAAACTGAAAGCAACAATCTACCATTTAATGAAATCCATTGATTGCACTGAGGCCTACTTTAAGCGTTACCTCAATGCGCTTGTGGTGGATTTTGAACGCCATTGCTACGAGGAAATGAGTTGCGCAGAAAATGTAATTAAGCAGTATTTGAAGAAAGAGATGCAACAATAATTTATATATGTGATGCAGATCACAGACTATTTTTAGTGAATGAATATAATTAAATACTGTTACTTTTTATGGAGGCTATATGCGAAAAATATTAACTGTTTTATCTGCTTTTGTTGTTATTAGCTGCTCTAGTGGTAATGGGGTGAGTACAACAAAATTGAATTATTTAGAGGTTGATAATTTTTTTAGTTCAAAAACAGATATTGACAGGAAAGGAAGTCAATATAGCCTTTTACTGAAGAAAGAAGTGCCATTTACAAGTGAAGAAATACTGAGAACCGAAAAGCACTACAAAGCTATAAAGCGAGCTATGGCAGAGGTAAATCCAGCGACAGCCGGTTACTATGAACAGATCACAGATAGAGAACAATTAGAAAGCAAAAAAATCTTTTCCGGCAAAAGATTTACTGTGAATTACATCAAAATTGTAGAGAAAGGCGAATATCCAACCGTTTTATTGAACGAAAGAGTGGAAATTGTAAAAAGCGATGGTGGCGTATTATATCCAAAATACCCTAAAACATTCTATACAGTTAAGTTTGACTGCGGAAATCCGCATAATGATTCCATAAAGAATATGTATGCAAAAAGCATCATCCCAGAAAAAGGAAATGCAGAAGTTATTTTTGAATTACTCAATCCAATAAGAGTTACTGGTGGTGAGAAAATTAAGTTAAGATACTACTTTTCTAATAATGCGGTTACAGATGAAGAGATGTATTATTCAAGAGAGACCGCTGAATCATCAATGTATATTTTCGATAAGGCTAAACAAGTAGCTTGTGCGGGGTGATTAAATGAGGTTGTTTCTGCTGCTGTTGTTTTCACTTGTAACTAATACAGTATTCGCAAATCACACAACTTGCAATGATATAGGTGAAACTGTTATTTGTCGTGGATCTAACGGATTTTCAAGCACAACACATAGAATTGGAGACACCTATATCACAAACGGCTCAGGTGGTTATAGAGCAACAACTCACCGCATAGGCGATGATATATATCGAGGTAGGGATAATAGAGGTAATACATGGAATATCTATGACGACTTGGATAATAAATACTGATGGTTAAGCGGTTGTAATATATAAGATTCATTGACTTTTAATAAGCTTTGCAGTAAAATTCACAAAAATGACCGAGGTGTATTTATACATCTCGGTTTTTTATTATCAATCGTGGGATAGCCTAAAAGATAAAACTGGCTTTAATCCGAAATGTTAATTGCAAAAGCTATCTCCTTATCAAAATAAGCTCGCATATCTATGCGGGCTTTTTTATTACCTATCAAACGATGAGGGAAATCAAATGCCTATGAAAGATCCAGATGTATGGGCTTTAATTTGGGCATGGTTACAGGTCAACATTGGAAATGGATCAATTCAAAGCGCCGGCGCCGCTGTTGCAATGTCGCTTTTAAGAATTGGCTTTATGCGAAAAAAACCATCCTTCCGCTATATGTTGATTGATGCAGCTATTTGCGCATCTATTGCTGGTGTAGCTGTTCCAGTTTGTACCCATGTATTCGGTCACGCCGATTTTTCAGCGTTTTTCGGAACGATGATTGGATTTATCGGCACGGAAAAAATCCGTGAATATTTATTCAAGTTCATTAATCGGAGAATTGAAAAAGATGATGCACATTTCACAGACGACGTTCAATAAAATTTTCCCTAACGCAATCGCTGGAATCTATAAAGCGATATCAGACAACATTGAAAAAGCGGGGTGCATTACAAAGGCGCAACAAGCCATGTTTATTGCTCAGTGCGGGCATGAAACACGAGGCTTTACACGTTTTTGCGAAAGCATGAATTATTCTGTTGCCGGATTAAGAGAGACATTCCGCAAATACTTCACTTTAGCGCAAGCGCAAAAATATGGATATGTAAAAAATAAAGCTGGTGCAGTTATCCAAAAAGCTGATCAGGTATCTATTGCTAATATCGCCTACGCAAACCGCATGGGTAACGGTAATCAGGCAACTGGTGACGGTTGGAAGTATAGAGGCCGTGGGCTACCGCATCTTACAGGTAAAGATAACTACCTCAGATTCCAAAAATGGTTAGGGAAATCTATTATGCCGGAAGAAGTATCAACCGATTTAGATTTAATTGTTAAATCAGGCGTTTGGTTCTGGCTAGATAAAGATTTAGCTAATTGCACTTCTGTTGAGAAAGCCACTCTTCGGGTAAACGGTGGAACAAACGGCTTAGAAGAGCGCTGTAAGCTCTATCGTGATTTAATGGTGAGCTAATATGGGTAAATACATCTTTGGCGCACTAGGCGCTTTACTGATTACGTTATGTTGCATTTTAAGCCATCAAGTCAATGTTATTAATACGCTGAAAGCAGAAAACGCTGCTCAAGCTAAAACAATCGAATTGCAGTCTGAATCAATAACAAAACTTGAGGCTGATATTGCAGAAAATGAACGCCTAACATTTGAAATCTCGGAAGAGGATAACAAAACAAGGGAAGAAACTAATGCGATTATTAAATCTATTCCAAAAGCTGACAAGCAAAGTGATGCGTTTAACGCCAATGCTCCTCTTAGCGTTATTGACTTCTTGCGCAAGTAAACCTCAAGTGGTCACTTGCCCTCGATTGCCGGTTGCTTATGTTGCACACTTAGACAAAACTCAATTCTTGGGTGAAACCTATGGTGATATTGCGCAATACGCCGTTGTGTTAAAGCGTGAACGTGATATGTGCTTAAACCGCATCGACAAGATCCGTGAATGGCAAACTGAGAAATTAAGTAAATAGGGCTAATCAATGTTTTTTCCAAAATCAAAGAAGAAACTTCTTGAAGAGGGATTTACTCATCATTGCAAAGTATGGGGAATCCCTTGTTATGTTGGTGGGTTAGATGAAGAATATCCTCTTATCGACACCGCCAACTTTATCCCTAGTTGGGTATTAGACTTAGCTGATGCAATTTGCTTTACCATGCTAGATTATCAAAATAGAGATAATCCGCATTATCTGAAAGGTTGGTCTATCTATGTAGGCGACCCGCTTTAATTTATTTTTAGGAGAAAAAAATGGGTACAACAAAAACTATTGGTGAGACATTAGTAGGGATTGATTTTAATGTTGGCAATCGAGGTGATGTGCATGAGTGTAAATCTCGCTTTGCAGATGCAATAAATCAGTTGCAAAAACAATCATGCTCAAGTCCAGAAAAAGAGATGCTAATTAAAGAAGCTCAAAAACGCATTATCGATGCGCAAATGTGGGCGGTTAAAGCTATCACTTGGGATTTATAATTAAAGTTCACAATGCCCGCTTAATTGCGGGCTTTTTTATATATCGTTTATGGCAAGAAAGAATTGGAACGCACTTCAAATAGAATACATCAAGTCTTATGCAAAGACTGGCGTATCAGTATCAGAATGGTGCAGAAAGAAAGGGTTAAATTTTGCCAGTGCTAAACGTTATATCAAAAAGCCTGAAACAGCATTCGCACAGTTAGATGAAATCCAAAAGGGTGACAATCGAGAAGTAAAAGCAATTAAGAAAGCCGTTAAAAACAATGCGAATGAAACTTTAGAATCAGAAGTTATTGAATCTAAAGAAGATTTAGAGGGAAACTGCGAAATTAATTGCGAAATTGCGAATAAAACTGCGAAACCATCTAGATTCTCTTCTGAATTGCAATCTCAAAGAAGAAGAAAACATGGTGGTTACGCTCGTTACTTTAAAGATAAATCAGCCTTTGATGTTGTAGTTGATTTTAGTCTTAGAGACGAGATTGATTTAATGCGCCAACGTGCTATTGCATCAATCGAGAATCTTGAAAAGTTCACTGCTGATTTAAGTCACTGTAAAACGGCTGAAGATAAAGAAGTTACCTATAAGCTAATTAATGCCGCTCAGAACGCATTAGATAGAGCGGTTGCACGAATCGAGAGTTTAAGCCGCACAAATAACGATATTGATTTAGTGCTTGAAACAATCGAATTGAGAAAGGCTCAGACGAAAGAAACCTTGCTTAAAGCAGATAAGCTCGCACAAGAGTTAGGCGCAAGAGCAGCAAGCAAACACAAAGTGGAATACACAATGGATTTTACAGGCGGCGATAATGAAGATTAATTATATCGCCTCGCCAACCTTTCGCCGAGTACATAAATCAAACGCATTAGTAAAGGCAATTCGTGGCCCGATTGGTAGTGGTAAATCAGTTGGGTGCGTGATGGAAATGTTCCGTATTTGCTTAAACCAAGAGCCTAATTCTGATGGTGTTCGCCGTACTCGTTGGGCTTGCGTGCGTAATACTTACCCTGAGTTAAAGGGTACAGTGATCAAAACATTCCAAGACTGGATTCCTGATAGCATTTGCCCAATTAAATATGACAGTCCAATCTCAGGATTAATGAAAATCAATCATCCTGATGGCAAAACAACGGTTGAGGCTGAATTTATGTTCCTATCTATGGATAAGCCGAAAGATGTTAAGAAATTGATGTCACTTGAGCTTACAGGGATTTGGATAAATGAGGCTCAATTCTTGCCAGTGATGCTTGTTACTGAGGCGGTTACTCGTACAGGGCGTTACCCGAAAAAGAGCGTATTAGAGGGATTTGATGGCGCAACCTGGAACGGCATGATTATGGACACAAACTCGCCTGATGACGATCACTGGTGGCATGAATTTGAAACCGCTATTGATGAAGAAACAGGAGAAAGTCTAACGCCTAAAGGATGGGAGTTCTTCACTCAACCTGGCGCATTAATTGACATTACTGGCATTCCATATAGCTCTTTATCTGATGAAGTCAAAGCTAATATTGAGGCTGGCTTATACGTTGAATATAAAGGGCATAAATTCGTGGCTAATCCACTTGCTGAGAACGTTGAAAACCATAAGAAAGGTTATGGGTACTGGTTCGGTAACTTGCAAGGTCAAACGCTCAACTGGATTAAATCTCGCATCTGTAATGAATTTGCGACAGTACAAACAGGTAAACCAGTTTATATGGATCACTTCAACAAAGAATTGCACGTATCAAAAGATAAATTATTGCCGGTTAAAGGATGGCCAACATTTATTGGTCTTGACTTTGGTCTAACGCCAGCCGCAATTATCGGTCAGGTTGCACCAATCGGACAGTTACGCATCACTGATGAAGTTGTTGCAACGGGTATGGGTATTGAACGATTCATTCGTGATCAGCTTTCAATTCTACTTAAATCAAAATACAACGGTTGTGAAATTGAAGTGATAGGCGACCCGGCCGGCGTGCAACGTGCGCAAACCAACGAGAAAACGTGCTTTCAGATCCTATTGGAAAATGGCTTTAATGCTCGTCCAGCAGATTCAAATAACACAACAGCTCGCCTTGAGGCTGTTCGTTGGTGGTTATCTCGCTTAGTGGGTAAAGGACAGCCGGCAATGCTTATTAGTCCACACTGTAAAACACTTATCAAGGGTTATGAAACAGGCTATTCATATCGCCTATTAAATATCAGTGGGGAAGATAAATACACCGAAACTCCGGATAAAAACCGCTATTCGCATCCGCATGATGCAAACCAATATTTATGTTTAGGCGCTATGCCTGATTTATTCAAACAACAGATTATCAATATTAAACCACATCAAGCAATCAGTTCATTGACAGGGTACTAAACAATGGCAGAAGAACAATCCGCATTATTAGAGGCGATCACGAATTTCGGATCAGAACTAAAAGCAAAATTATTAGAGCAAATTAAACAACGTCAACCAGTTGTAGAACGTTGGGTAAAAGATATGTATCAATATCGCAACCAATATTCAACCTCAACAACAACGGGTAAATCTAAAGTGTTTGTTGGCTATACCCGTGCGAAAACCGATGCTTGGACGGCTCAAATGACAGATATGTTATTCCCAAGTGATGACAAAAATTATGGTATTTCGCCAACGCCTATGCCAGATATTGCAAATATAGCCAAACAACAAGATAACGGCAATCCACAAATGGCAGCTCAGATAAATAATGCTCGTGCAATTATGCAGCAGGCGAAAGAGCGTGCAGAGGCGATGGAGAAACTAATTGACGATCAGCTGCTCGAGTGCGATTACGCTGCTGAGGCTCGCTTATGTTTACATTATGCCGGTGTATTGGGAACTGGTATTTTGCGTGCGCCTATCGTTGATGTTGTTGAATCAAAAGTATGGTCAGAAGATGCTATAGGGCAATGGAATGGCGAAATTGTGACTAAAACAATTCCGTCCGCTCGTTTAGTATTGCCTTGGGATTTTGTGCCGGATATGACCGCATCCACAATCAAAGATTGCCAATTCGTCTTTGAACGCAGTTATGTTACTAAAAAACAATTACAGGCTTTAGCTAAAAATCCATACTATTTGAAAGATAACGTGCTTGAGCTTTGCGAATTAGACGGCTCAGATACGAAAACAGCAAGCTCAGATATGGATGGCTATGTTGATACATTGAGAACGTTATCAGGCTTAGAAACTCAGAGCAAAGACAATCGCTATGAATTATGGACTTATCATGGCGGTATTCCATTGAGCGTATTAGAGAGCGCTAATTCTCAATTAGGCGAGGGCAATAAGCTCAACATTCCAACTGATGAAGAATCAAAGGCGACTAATCTTGAAATTGATGGCGTGATCGTGATGGCTGGCAACGGCAAGATTTTAAGCGTAAACCTCAATCCGTTAGATTCAGCTGAATACCCTTACTCAATTTACACGTGCGAGCCTGATGTATGTTGCGTATTTGGCTTTGGTATTCCTTACCTTTGCCGTGATGCACAAGAGATTTTAAATACTGCTTGGCGAGGCATGATTGATAACGGTGTTTTAGGTATCGGGCCACAAGCCGTTGTGAATAGTAGCGTCCTAACTCCAGTTGATGGGAACTGGGAGCTTGCTCCATATAAATTATGGAAGACTAATGACCGTGCAACAATGAATGCAACTATTGAGGCGCAAAGAGCTTTTGGTATATTTGATATTAGCAGTCGTCAGCAAGAATTTGCCAATATCATTCAACTTTCAAAATCATTTATGGATGAAGAAAGCGGATTGCCAATGATTGCACAAGGCGAGCAAGGTCAGGTTACGCCAACGCTAGGCGGCATGTCTATGCTAATGAACGCCGCAAATGCAGTACGTCGCAGACAGGTGAAAGAGTGGGATGATGCAGTCACTAAACCATTAATTCGCCGATTCTACGAATACAACATGGCAATGAGTGATGATCCGAATATCAAAGGTGATATGCAGATTGTTGCTCGTGGTACATCAGCGCTATTGGTTAAAGAAACTCAAACAGCACAGATTATCGATATTTTCCAAAAATTCGGTCAGCATCCGCAATTAATGTATGCCTTTGACTGGTACGATGGCGCTAAAACATTGATGCAATCAATGAGCATGGGAACGCAAACCATGCTTATCCCTCGTGATGAGTACGAACAAAAATTACAGGAAATGCAAGAATCTCAAGCAGCACAACCGCAAGATCCTGAAATTCTGAAAGTGCAAATGCAAATGCAGATTGCACAGCAAAAACAACAGCACGAAATGCAGTTAGAGCAAATGAAGATTCAAAGTCAAATTCAGATTGAGCAAATGAAAGTTCAGATCAAAGAGAAAGAGCTTGAAATTAAAATGCTCGAAGTGCAAATGACACAACAATCGCATCAAGCTCGCCTAGATTTAGACGAAAAACTAAGCACAGCAAAACTCACAACCGATTTACAACTTCAAACAGGTAAACAAGCAATGGATTTAGAGAAATTTAAAACAGAAGTGGCGCTGAAGAATACGCCGCTCGCTAATCCAGCCGGTAATTATGGATTAGACAAATAACAGGCCGCAACGTAAAAAGTGCGGTCTTTTTTTATCACTAAATTTTAAGGGCAAATATATATGAGTTTCTACCTTTCCAATAAAGACTACAAAGAAATGATCGGCATTATCAGTGGCGATACAGGTAGCAAGAAAGGAAATGGCACATCAACCACTTACCTCGATACTGAATTAACAGCGCAAGAGCCTAAAAAACAGCAAGGCATTGTGGCTGATACGGTTGATGCAGTGCAAATGGGTGCATGGAAAGGCGTTAGTGATATTGCGCATGGTGTTGGCGCTTTAACTGGTGCAGATTGGTTGCATGATATTGGTGATTGGGCGGCAAAAGGTGCTGATGAAAACGTTGCCTCAATGTCAGATGAAATGAAAGCCGCTTTAAATCAAAATGCGTTTGATGGCGAGGGGCAAGGCGTGCGCAATTTGCGTTGGTGGGCTGGTAATTTAGGTTCATTAATCGGTCAAAACCTTGATACTGCTTTAACGCTTGGTGCGGGTAAAGTTGCAACGATTGGTGCAAAACAAGCAGGTAAATTGTTGCTCAAAAAAGAAGTGGCTGAAGAAGTTGGGAAAACAGCCGTGGAACAAGCTGCTAAACGTGGTATTCCGCAAAAATACTGGAACATGGTCGGTATTACAGCAACAATGTCAGCAATGTCAGGCGGTGGCCGTTATGGTCAAAAACGTGATGAAGTTATGGGCATGACCAACGAGCAATTAGCTCAGATTCCACAATTCTCAGATGAATATTATTCCATTGCAGATAGCGATGAGGGCAAAGGTAAAAGCACAGACGAGCTTTACACAATGGCGAAAAAATCCTTTGCCGATAAAGTTGGTCGTGATGCAGCGCTTAATCCAACAGCTATTGCAACAGATTTAGTGACAAATGCAGTTAGCGGTCTTGGTGGTGGATTTTGGGGTTTAGGTTCGCCGGCTAAAACAATCAAAGGCGGTTTATTAAAAGGTGCGGCAGTTGAGGGTGGCACTGAGGCTATTCAAGGTATTGGCGAGCAATACGCATTAAACAAAGCAGATCAGGACTATTTAAATCCGAATAAAGATTTAACTGAGGGCATGGCTGATAATGCTATCAATGGTGCAGTGCTTGGTGCAGTCTTTGGTTCGGCTATGGGTGGGCTTGACACGCACACAGATAAAATCGCTTTCAACAATCAAAAACGCACACTCTTAAATCATATCAATACTGGTAATGATGTAGTTGATAGCCAATTAAGAAACTATGTTGATATGCTCAATCATGGTGCAACAGAATTAGGCGATTTAGTATCAGCCAGTCGAGTACAAGCGCTCAATAATGCCGGTATCGCAACCGCTAAAGCACGACAAGTTGCAGAAGAGGCACTTGCAGAACAACAAGCAAAAGCAAAATTTGAATCAGACTTCTTTGATGAAGAACAACCACAACAAGAAACAACCTCCACTTTCAAAGTTGATCCGAATTTAGAACGTGCGCTTGAATTGCACTCAATCTTAGGTCAGTTCAGACGAAACGATTTATCTCGTGCGAATGAGTTTATTGATACGCCAACCATTTTCGCAGATGAACAAGCTCGAAAAGATTATGTAATCGGTCGTGCGTTTGATGAAGTGCGCAACATTGCTCAATCATACGGCATTGATCCGAAAGACGGTAAAGCTATGCGCCGTTGGTTAGAGGATTATGCAGAGAAAGCGAAAGAATACGCCAACGATGATCCGCAAGCCGTTGCACCAGTAAGCAATTTACAATCATCAGCTAACATTGCACCTGAGTTCAGAAATGGCGTTGTAAGCGGCGCTAACGATGAGATTGATGTTGGCAATGGTAATTATCAACCTTTCCAATATGAAGTCGTAGATGCAAGCACACTTACACCTACACAGCAAAAAGATGAAAACCAATTCCGTGACCGTGACCGAGCATCAAGCCAAGCTCAAATTAATAACATTGCACGAAATTTAGATCCTCGCAAACTTGCCTCAAGTCCAACAATGGATGTTGGTGCACCATTATTAGCCTTAGATGGTAAAACAATTATTGCCGGCAATGGTCGTACAATGGCAATTCGCCAAGCCTATCAAGAGGGCGGCGCTGATGGTTATCGCCAATTTTTACAAGATAATTCAGCACAATTTGGCATTGATCCGGCTCAATTAAGCGAAATGGAAAATCCTGTATTGGTTCGCCGTTTAACTTCTCCAGTTGATATTGCTCAAGTGGCCATCAATTCCAACGAGCAAGGCGGTATGCGAATGTCAGATTTAGAGCAAGCGAAAGTAGATGCTCGCCGCTTGCCAAGTATGGATAATTTTGTTGCAAACGATGACGGTGATATTAACTCAGTAGATAACCAATATTTCATTGCACAGTTCATTAAAAATCAACCTGAGAACGTGCGTAATGAATTATTAGATAGTCGAGGCAATCTCAGTCAAACTGGCGTGCAACGTATGCGCAATGCAATGTTGTATGAGGCGTATGGTGACAGTCAAACATTATCCCGCTTAATTGAAAATACAGATCAGGGCGCAAAAAACGTATTGAACGCCTTAACCTCTATTGCACCTAAAGTTGCTCAAACTCAGCAAGGCATCAACAGTGGCAAGTTATCAAGCGATGTAAATATTTCAGAAGATGTGATCCAAGCCGTTGAGAAATACAACCAACTCAATGCACAAGGATTCAAAATCAGCGATTATCTCGCTCAAGAAGATTTTGTGGGAGATTTATCGCCTGAGGCTCGTGAAATTCTGACAATCTTTGATGAAAACCGCAGAAGTGGTAAACGTATTGCGCAAGTGTTAGGCGCTTACCTTGATCAAGCACAAATGCAGGGTAATCTATCACAAGCCAGTATGTTCGGCGATGTAGAGTTTGATAAATTAGGCTCGTTGCAGCAAGCGAAAAATGCTGATGACACCATACGATTAAGCCTTAATGAATCCGCTAATTCTGACTTTGCGAAATCGGTGGATAAGATTGCCAGCGGAAAAAGAGGGCGGAGCGATAGATTTTTAAACATGGGAACAACGCCTCCCGTTTTTAAAATGTTGGGATTAAAAGAAGTAAAAATTGCAATGCGTGAAAATGTTATTGATAAAGCACTATTTAAACACAGTGTTTCCGTTGATGACTTAAAACAAATCCCAGCACAAATTAATAATCCGATTGCGGTAATGCGCTCGAATCCTAGCTCAACAAATCCTAATGGATTAGTTGTCTTAACTGAGCTAAATGAAGTGGTTAATGGAAAAGAAAAACCAATAATCGCAGCTTTACAATTAAAAAAATCAGGTGGGCAATTAGAGGTAATCAATATTGCAAGTGTCTATGGAAGAGATTTAGATACACAGATCGGAAATGATCTCTCAAGGGCTATTTATTGGAATAAAACAAAAGGCTATCAATTTGCTAGGACAGTTGGGCTTCAATTGCCATCGTCGCTCACTAGCGCTGATAACCTTTCTGCTCTTAATATTAAAACTGAAACCGATCTAAGTCAATATCAAAGCGCAAAAAATAATCAAGAAACTCAAATTAATCCAGAAATTCAACGCGCACAAGAAATCTTACGCAAAACCTTTGGCAAGGCGGCAGAGCATATTGAAGTTGCAACCTTTGCTAATCCGCCAAAAGACGTGCGACATTTAATCACTTCTGATGTAGAGGGCTGGTTTAATCCTAAAACTGGCAAGGTTACATTGATTGCAGACAGTATTAATGCAACCAAAACAATGAGCAAAGAAGAACGTTTGCAATTCGTTGCGTGGCACGAAATGGCGCATCGTGGAATCAATGTTGGATATAAAGGTACTTATGACAACTTAATGCAAGAAGTTGGCAAGAATAAAGTAGTGAGCCAAATAGCCGATGCAATTCAGAATCAACGCAAAGGCACAGATGATTTAGCTGCAACAAATCGATCCGTTGCGATTGAAGAGGCTATTGCAGAAATGATGGCCGCACACGAAACAGGTAAATGGGATGAGCTTGAAAGCCGTTACGGTGTAGAGATTAAGAAAGGTCAAAGACAATCTACTAAATCATGGTTAGCTATGACCGCACAGCGCATCAAAGACTTCTTATCAAAATTCTTTGGTGAGCGTGCAGCGCAGTTTTCTGATGAAGATGTGTTGAATCTTATTGCTCAAATTAAATCTAGCTCGCTAAATGAAACAAGCGATATTGGCGATGTGCGCTTTAGTCGAAATGAAGAATTAACTGAAGAGCGTTACAACCAAGCAAAATCAAAAGGCGAAACCGAGCTTACATTCAAACAATGGCAACAAGTGCGCTCGCCTGAGTTTAAAGCATGGTTCGGTGATTGGGAAAACGATCCTGAAAACGCAAGTAAGGTTGTAAATCCTAAAACTGGTGAGCCGTTAGTTGTTTATCATGGTCGATTTGATGATTTCACCGTGTTTGATAGAAATGAGTTGGGCGCAAATACCTACGCAAACGCTGATAAAACAAATATGTCCATGACATCTGCGCTTGGGCATTGGTTTAGCACTCAAGATATTGCAAAAGAAACTGGCATTTATACAAAAACATTGCAAGCGTTTCTAAATATTAAAGAACCAAAAGAATACAACTCTCTTTGGTACGGGCTGGCTGATGAAATTGAAGGTTATGTTCCAACGGATGAAAATGGAGATGCTAAGACGGATATATCTGATTTTGATGACACGCAAGAGATAACAGATGCTGCCGACACGTATCGATTTGAGCTTGAAGATGAGGGTTATGACGGGTTGATTATACACAAAGATAATGAATTTGGAGGGAGTTCATTTGTAGCATTTGACTCCAATCAAATCAAATCCGCAACCGATAACACAGGCGCATTCTCCAAAGAGAACGATGATATTCGTTTTAGCAGAAAAGGTAGTAATGATTTAGATCAAAGATACATTGAGTTGGCTGAGCGTTACCGTAATGGCGATTTAACTGTTGAGCCTGAATTAAGAGATATGGTAAGCCAGCAAGCTAAGGAGAAAGGGTTTGATAAACCTGATTATCGCATGGAACATAGCGCTCCGAATAGCAGAGATGAAATATCTCAAAGTATTGATAATTTAAGTGGGTTATATCCTGATGACTTATATTCCAATAAAGGTTATCAATATTATGGTTCGGGTTATGATTCAATGGATAGAAAAGCCTGGGAAATTCTCAAACGAGTTAAGGGTAATCCTGATGCAAAAGTGACAATTTACAGAGCATATCCAAAAGGTACTGGCGGTACTATTACAAATGGCGATTGGGTTACGATTGTCCGTGATTATGCCGTTGAGCATGGCGAGGCTAACTTGGATGGTAATTATCAAATTGCTAGTAAGGAAGTGAAAGCAAGTGAAGTTTTCACTAACGCTGATTCATTGCAAGAACAAGGATATGACAACGGATTGTCAGAAGTTGTAAATGATAAAAAGAAAATCAAGCTCGATGAATTAATCACTTATGATGATGACGGCAAAATTATTCCATTATCAAAACGCTTTAATCCTCGCAAAAACGATGTGCGATTCTCTCGTGCGAACACAATGCAATCCGCTCTTGATTTAGCAATGACAGGCGTGGCAGATAGTGAGCCTAGCGCATGGGATAACTTAAAATCCAAAGACTTCTCAGGATTCAAAGAGCGCTTTAATCGTGCGATGGGTAAAGTTGATGAATGGTTGGCTGATAGCTTGCGCCCAGTGAATGATTGGATCGATTCAATGCACCTTGAAGATCAAACAGGCAACACTAGCAGCCGTGACCATGAAAAACGCCGCTTAAAAGATGCAATGTATGTGGCCAAGGGAAAACGTGATGCAATTAATTCAGAATTGGAACAAGCATATTTGAAACCAATTCTTTCAAAAATTGCCGCACTTTCTAAACAAAGCCAAAATAAAAGTCATCCGATGGATGAATTAACAATGAAAAGAATGGTTGGCAACTGGATTTCAGCTCGCTATTCCATTGAGAAAAACATTGATTTACTAAATCGTGATGAAAAAGTAATGCGTGATACAAAACGCTTATTGGATAACGCTAAACAAAACGGTACAAGTGCAGAAGTGCGCCGATTACATGAGGCTTATCTAAAAGCAAAAGAGCAATACGATAACCGTAAGGCTGATATTTACAACACGGATTACAAAAACAAAGTCAATCGCTTTAAAGTCGGGGTTGCTGGCGGTTGGTCAATTCCTGAGGCTGAATTGATTATGAGCAATACAGAAAAACATATCAGCCGCTCTAATTTGGAATATGTTGCTGATCTAGTTTACGATCTTAACCAATCAAGATTAGAGGTTGATCGTGCGAGTGGTCGATACACTGAGGCTGAGTATCAAGAATACAAGGCTAATCGCCATTATGTGCCTTTAACTGGCGATCCTAATGCCGATGTAGATGTTGATGTTGATATTATCTCAGGCGCTGGCTCAAATGCACTTAACATTGCTCGAGATAAAACATTGCAAGGTCGTACAAGTTCTGAGGCTGAAGATGCGATTGATGCTGTTTGGAAGTCAATCGGTAAATCCACCACCTATGCTGGCTTTGCTGAGTTTAAATCTAGAATTGATGACTTGTTTGAAACAGAAGTGGCTTTATTGAAAGATAAAGGCTATTCCGATGCTGAGGCAAGAGAACAAGCAACCGCAAATTTAGGTATTAGTAAACGTAAAATGCAAGGCTTAACACGCTCAAGCGATAACGTACTTATCCGTAAAGAGGGCAGTGATTATTATGAGTATGAATTGCCAACTCAAGTGATGGAATCATTGCGCAATGACAACGTTGAACACGCCAACGCTTTCTTGAAAGTTATCTCTAAACCGACAGGATGGTATGCACGAGGCGTTACTCAATGGACTGTTACGTTTGCGCCAATGAACATGATGCGTGATACTTGGGAAAAATCAGAATTTATCCGAGTGCAAAAACTTTACGATAAAAATAATCGTCTAGTCGATAGCAAAACAATGGATAAAATCGGTCGTGATACCATTAAAAATGCCTTTACTGATAAAGAAGTATGGCAAGCAACTAAACGCCTTGGATTTGGTCAAGAGTTGCGTGATAGTGTGCCAGCAGAGCGAATGTTAAAACAACTTCTAAAAGAGGGTGGCGTTTCAAACTACGGTACTTATTTGGATAAATCCGAGGTGGATTTAATCAAACGCTTGAAAAAAGAAAATAACCCAATGGCCGGTAAACTTGAGAAAGCTGGCAAAGTGCTTGAGGGTTACAATAAGATGTTTGATACAGTATCAGCGTTAGCATCCTATAAAGCGCTAGTGGAAAATGGCATTGATTCAAAACAAGCGGCGGCGACAACACTCGAATTAACCAACTTCCGTAAAACTGGCTCAAAAATGCGTGGCATTAAAGCATTGTATATGTTCTCGCAACCAACTGTAATGGGTGCGGCCAACTTAATGCGTTACCTATCCACTCGTAAAGGTCAAATCCGCTTTGCTGCATACATGGCGGTAATGACTTCGCTTTACACTGTATTGCGCTCGATGGACGATGAGGACGAGGGCGGCAATAAAATGGATCAGCTTGGCGACATCACTCGTTATATCCCGATTCCACTTGGTGAGGGTAAATACTTCAAAATCCCAGTTGGTTTTGGTATGGCGCAAATGGCATGGAATTTTTCAACAAACCTTGTAAAAGGTGCGGTTGGCGATATTTCAATGACTGAGGCCGGCACTAATATGTTTGTGCATTCTCTCAAAACATTCTCGCCAGTTTCACCGTCTGAAATTTCCGCTGCTAAATACCCATTGGAGAAAGCTGCATTAACTATTACTCCATCAATACTGCAACCGCTAGTACAAAACGCCTTAAACCGCTCCGCTTTTGGAGGGCAAATTACGACTAACTATGTGAGTAGAGATAAGTTAAAAGCAGAACAATCCAAAGTGACAACTGCTCAATTCTGGAAGGATGCAGCTATTTATCTTAATGATTCACTAGGTATTGATATGCACCCTGAGCAAATCAAAAATCTATTTGATGGCTATGGCGCAATGCTTGGAAGCTTAAGGGAGTTGAACACTGTTCTTGTGGAAAATCCAAATCGTGAACAGCTTGGCCGTAAAACTCGTACACCTCTCTTAAATCAATTCATCGGCACAACAAACGAATTTGCAATTCAAAGCCGATACTATGAGGCAAGCGAAGAGGCTAGAAAGGTTAAGGCTGAGTACGAATCAAGAAAAGAGCGTAAAGCGTTAGATGGATGGCTTGATAATGACAAAATCAAAATGATTAAATTTAGTCAAGAAGAAGAAAGCATTATTAAGCAAGCAAGAGCGGAAAAGAGCAAGCTTACCCGTGCTTTACGTTCCGGGCAGATTAGCGCAGTCGCCTATGAAAACGGAATCAAACGATACAACAAAGAAATGAGCGGCGTACAAGCACGATTGTTGCGTAAATATCGACAAATGGAGGGATTAAATACACACTAATCCATTGACATTTAAAAATATTTGCAGTAAAATTCAACAAAATAGCCGAATTGTAGAAATGCAATTCGGTTTTTTATTGAAATTTTACAACCCGCTTGAATTGGCGGGTTTTTTATTGCCTGTAAGATAGAGATGTACACGTGACAAGCGGTGCTTCCTTTCTCCACTCACTGCTTCTTACAGGCTCTCTTTGGTGGATAAAACAGGAAGAAATATGCAAACATTAACTGCAGAATTTTTAGGTAAAGAAGTTACTTTAGTGGACAACAACGGCGTGGCTTATGTGGCAATGCGTGAGATTGTGGAGGGAATTGGGTTAGACTGGAAAGGTCAGCATAAAAAACTGATGAAACAGAGTGAGAAATTCAACTGTGGACATATCACCACGGTTGCCAAAGATGGCAAAAACCGTGAAATGTTATGTATTCCGATTAAAAAACTCAATGGGTGGTTATTTGGGCTTAACCCAAACAAAGTGCGTGCCGATTTAAAAGAACGCTTGGAAAATTACCAAGAGGAATGTTTCTTAGCTTTATGGGATTACTGGACAGAGGGTATTGCTCGCCGTGATGAAGTCAAAAACAAGATGGCATTATGGGAGCAGAAGAAAGCCGAATATACGCAACGCGCCACTGAACGAGGGAAGTTGCTGCAACAATGCAAGTCAGAGAAGCAAGCCCTTAATCAAGAGTTTTTGCAAATTAAACAGTTAGATCTTTTCGTGAACTTATAACCGCACAATCTTTTAGAAAGTGCGGTTTTTTATTGGAGATTTTATGCAGAAATTGATTTTATCAAGTTCAACAGATAGAAATTCTCTAATCTCCTACCTAAATAAACGGATCGATGAATATTGTCAGGATTTATGCGCTGAGGGCTTAACGCCTCAGCAATACAATATTCTAAGAGGTCAGATTAAAGAATTAAGAAGTTTAGTATCAGATCTAAACGGTTAAATACAAGCCCGCTCAATGAGTGGGCTTTTTTGTTATCAACGAATTATCACAAGCCGCTATATGCCGCTTAATGAGGTAATAAATGGAAAATCAAGACACCACAGAATTTAATGCTGATGCCGCTTTCGATGAGGCCGCTAATCAACTTGAATCAGGTGGACTAACTGCTGAAGTTAAACCGTCAGTCGCAGATGAAACCAAACAGCCAGCGCCCGATCAGCGCATGGAAGATACCACTCACGAAAATATCCCGCAACAGCCGGATGAAAAAGAGGAAGTATTGCCTGAATGGTTATCTGATGCCACAGATGAAGTGAAAGATCATTTCCGTTTGATGAAAGCAGAAAAAGAGAGATACGAACACATGGCTAAATCTCAACGTGGTCGTGTTGGCGCTCTCTCTAAGAAATATCAACAGGCTAAGGCAGCGTTAGAACAGCTCGAGCAAAGTCAAACTACCTTTGATGGTGAGTTAGATAATTTGCGTGTGGACTATCCAGAAGTTGCTGAGTTTTTATCCCGCTTTATTGCCGGACAAAATCAACGCCTTAATGATATTTCAGCGCCGATTGCTCAGATGGTCGATGCAAACATGCAAGATTTTGCGCAGCAACAACTTGATAGCTCAATCTCTTTAGTGACTCAAGTAGTTCCTGATGCAAACGACATTTTAGGCGATCCAATGTTTCATAGATGGGTAGATAATCAACCAAAAGGCATCAAAGCATTGTTTAAATCAGACGACCCGCAAGATGCCATCTACTTACTCAATGAATACAAAAAGACTGCCGCATCAATCTCAGAGCAACGGAATAAACGTTCTCAACAACTTTCGGCATTGTCACTTCCTACTGGTCGCACAAGTCCAAAAGGTGGCAATGATGTTGATGAAGAATCGTTGTTCAACCAATTCGCTGCTGAATTTGCTAAACAGCGATAAGTAAGTTAGTTCATTTGAGGAAAATTTATCATGGCTACAACTACATATACAGATATTTCACCACGTACACAAGTTTATGCAGAAGCTAAAATGCTTGCTCATGCTGAGCCTGTATTGATTTTAAATAAGCTTGGACAAACAAAGCCAATCCCGCAAAACAAGACGCAAACTATTAAATTCCGCCGTCCTAAACCGTTTGCGCCGGCAACAACTCCATTAACTGAGGGTGTTACTCCGGACTCTCAAAAAATGGTGTATGAGGATGTGACCGCAACATTGGGGCAGTATGGTTCTTGGTCTGAAATTACAGATGTAATTCAAGATACGCACGAAGATCAGGTTTTAAGTGACTTGGTGTTGATTTCTGGCGAACAAGCCGCTGAGACTACCGAGCTTTTGGCTTGGGGCGCGATTAGTGGTGGTACAAATGTAATCTTTGCCAACGGTACATCATCAAACGATGTAAACACTGCATTAAGCATTAATCATGTTCGAGCGGCTGTTCGTAAGTTGCAGCGCAATCGTGCGAAGAAAAAAACATCTATCCTTGATGGCTCAATCAAATACGGTACTAAACCGATTGAAGCCGCATATATTGCGGTATGTCATACTGACTTAGAGGCTGATATTCGCAGCTTGCCTGGATTTACTCCAGTTGCAGAATACGGCTCTCGTCAGCCTATTGTCCCACAAGAGTTTGGAACAGTGGAAAACGTGCGCTTTATTACATCGCCTTTATTTACGCCTGAAATCAACAAAGGTGGTACACCAACGGGCAATAAAGTGTTATCTACTGCTGGATCTAAAGCGGACGTGTATAAAATAGCCGTATTTGGTCAAGATGCTTACGCAACTTGCCCGTTAAAAGGTAAAGATGCCGCACAAATTTTAGTGCGCAATCCTGGTAAGGCAGAGCAAGGCGACCCTTTAGGTCAAAAAGGTTCAGTTGCATGGAAAACTTGGTGGGCAGGTAAAATCCTAAACGATGCTTGGTTAGTTCGTTTAGAAGTGGCTGCATCATCACTTTAGTTTTAATTCGTAAACCAAAAGCCCTCCTTGCGAGGGCTTTATTTTTTTAGTGAGGACACAATGGCTTATCCATTTATTGATTTAAAAAAAGCAACAAAAGAAGAATTAGTTGCTCATTTGCGTGATTATTGCGGCGTTGAAAAAGACGGCAAAAAAGAAGAATTAGTTCAAGCAATTCTTGAATTTGAATCAGCAAATGGCATTTTACGCCCTGATGCGGAAGTGCAATTACAATCTCAAGTGCCACAAGAAACGCAAAGTGATCTTCCATTGTCTGCGCATAAACGTGTACGAATCATTATTGCACCAAGCGAAACTGACAATAGTGATGTTTATGTAGGTCTCGGTGATTGGGATGCGCTAATCAAACGTGGAGAAGAGGTATCAATTCCAGAGCCTGCATATCAATTATTGGCTAAAGCTGGCGATCATCGTTTCAAACTTGTTGATGATGGTAAATTAGAAGAATACTTTGCACCTCGATTCTCAATTACAGTATTAGGTGATGAATAATGAATTATCTTCAACTTGCTCAACGGTTACGCCGTGAAATGAATGATACAGGTGAAGGCCCATTCGGCGTATCCAATCAGAAAGGTCGTAGTCTAGAGTATGTTGATGCAATTCGTGAATCGTGGCTAGATATTCAATCTTTGCGTGATTGGAATGAGGATTTTTGGGGAGAGGGATTCTCTTCTAAAAATCCTCAAGTTCTTGAAGAATCTGCTGATACTCCTTTCATTCCTGAAAAATTCCATGTTGCTATTGTTTATTATGCAATGCAAGGCAAAGCCTTATCGCAAAATGCTCAGGAGTTAATTTTGCGTGGGCAAAACGAATGGGATAAATATTTGCACTTACTTTGCACTCAATTCTTACCAACTCCATCATTAGGCAAATAAATAAATGGCACAGTTACCGAGAAATCAATCACAGTTTATCGCTATTAGTGGCGGGATGGATCTATCTACTCCTCCAATCGCAAAGGCTAGTAGTGATGCGGTTAGTACGCTAAATGTGCAGCCTATTTATGGCGGTGGATTTTCTCGAATTGAGGGGTATGAATGTTTGGATGGTAAAACAATTCCATCTCAAATGACTTATGCCGTGCTGCACGTTGGGAATATCGCCAATAAAGAGCAATTTCACAATAAAGCATTTACCCATAACGGTAAACAATACCGCATTATTGATGTGTTAGATGATGCCTTTGTTGTTGCTTTTTTAAAGCCTGAAACAATGACCAACGGAGCAAGTTTTTCTGTTAGCGGCGTTAGCTTTACTGCAAGTTATGTGAATAGTTCTATTGATGGCGATTTTGCTGATGATTTAGTTTATCGGGGAAAAGCATTTCAGTTAGGCGTTGATGCTGTATTTCCTGTTCCTGGAACTGGAAATATTCGTGGCGTTGTAGAGTTGAATGATAATCTGATCGCTTTTCGTGATGATGGTGATAGATGCGGTGTATTTATCAGTTCTGATAATAGTTGGACGACCGCTCAAGCAACGTATATTGCCAAGTTAAAAAACCTAGTTAAACCTGAAAATCTATTGGATAACTCAGACTTTACATCGGGCAATGTTAGAGGTGTGATTCATTCGGTATCTTTAGAGCCTGATAGTAAATCGGGCTATGTTGTCTTGTCACAATCTGTTTTAGCTAATCAACCATTACAGGTAAATAGCACAACCGTTGCGACAATAGAAAAATGTGACAGGGTTTCGCTAACCAAAGGGAAAGACTGGCAATTTATCTACCACAATTTCTATGGCGGTTCTAATACGCATTATGCCTATGGGTGTAATGGCGAGCAGATTATTGAGGTTCGTCCGAATGGGATTATCATTCCAATTTTAGTGAATAATGATAGTCCACAATATATTTGTGCGCACAGAAATCATCTATTTGCATCATTCGCTGGCGGTCAATTAGGGCATTCATTAGTCGGGCATCCTAATCGTTGGGCGGTATTATTAGGCTCAGAGCAATTCGGTTTAGGGGATGAAATAACTGCATTATCATCCACCACCGGCGGCGTTTTAATTATTGGTTGTCAAAATAAAACATCAGGGCTTTATGGTTCGGGTCGTGAAGATTGGGTGCTAAAAGACATCTCAGCGGTTGGCATAAATCCTAATACGTTGCAAACATCATTTATACCTATTGCAATTACAAAAAACGGTATCACTAGAATAGATCAAACCGAGCAATTTGGTGACTTTAGATTAAGCGAAATGGATGCAAACCGCAAACTTGCCTTTGATAAACAGTCGTATAACATTGTTTATTCCTCCACCAAAGCCAAATCAAACCAAGTTAGATTCTATTCGTCTGAGGGGCGGCACTTATGCGTAATGGTGCAACCTGACGGCACAACGAGAAGTACATCTTTTATTTACCCTGAGCCGTTACAAGGTCTTTGGCAATCGCCTAATCAAGTTTATATTACTTTTAGCGATGGTAAAGTCTATCGCCAGTCTGATAAATGCTATTCCTTTTCGGGTAAAAGCATAGATTGGACTGTAAAAATGGCATTTAACCATTGCGGATCGCCAACATTAATAAAAAGCTGGCATAGCGCTGAATTGCAAGCAACAACCGATGGAAAATCAAAAATAAGTTTCCGTTTCGATCTTGATTACAATTCAAACTATCATTCAGCCGAATTAAGTAAAGATTTAGAAATTGCCGGCGGCGGCGGTCGTTGGAATGATTCTCTTTGGAATGATTTTCTTTGGTCTGCTGAAGATTACTCAACGCCTACACTACAATTATCAGGGTATAGCCGAAATATTGCCTTATCATTTGCTGGCTCATCAATCTACTCTCCACAATTTGAAATTAGTGGACTTATCTTAAATTATATCACCCGGAGAAATTATCGTGTCTAAAAAAAGCTGGTATAAACGCAAACATCAATTTACTCCATACACAAAAGCTGACGGACAAGCCGTATCTGATGAATTTGATGCAATTCAAACGAGTTTTGAGCGCATCCCTGAGATGCGAGATGATGGGAGAGGGTTTAAAGAAAGTCCATTAATCCCCGAGCCAACTGATCCGATGCACCCAGTGCCGCTAAAAATGCTCACTGAAACAGAAAAGAGCGTTAATAATGCGAGAGATGATGTAACAGATAAAGCTCAACAAGTCGCTCAAAATACGCAATCTGTTGCTGCAAATACTTTAACTGCAACTCAAAAAGCTGATACGGCAACACAAGCGGCGACATCCGCACAAAGCAGCCAGCAAGCGGCTAGTAATTCTGAAAACATGGCTCACAAATGGGCGGCCAATCCAGTTAATGAAGTCGTACAAGACAATCAATATTCGGCTTATCACTATGCAACTAAAGCGGCACAATCTGAAACAACTGCATCATCAGCCGCAATTACATCCAAAAACAATGCCGATATAGCCACAAGTAAAGCTGAAGAGGCTGCGCAATCGGCTGAAAAAGCCAGAAGTCTAGCAGATGGAGAAGTGGAGTACACTAAAATACTTCATGTTCCGAGTGCCGACACTCAAACTAAAGGCATTGTGTTGCTTACTAACGATACTGGTTTAGAAAGTGAAAGCCTAGGTTTAACCGCAAAAGCGGGTAAAAAACTAGCACAGATGATTGCAACAGTGCAAACATCACTAACGAAATATCTTCTTGTATCTAAACTTTCATCCAACATTAATTCAACAAGTGAAGATAATGTAGCAACATCAAAAGCGGTTAAAACTGCTTATGACAAAGGCGTGGAAGCAAAAACAGCCGCAGATAATGCCAATAGTAATGCGAATGGTCGAGTATCTAAATCGGGCGATACGATGACGGGGATTTTAAATCTTAACAGAGAAGATGCTCTTTTGCGTTGGCAACGTAATGGTGTCAATAAGTTTGCGGTGGGCTTCCGAAATAGTACAAGTGAAGATTTATTGCTGTATAACTATGCGTTTAATACCGAATTTGCATTACGAGAGCATGATTTATACTGCAATAAGCATCTGAATTTACCTGGTGCGTTATTCGAAAATGGTGATTATGCTGGGTTTAACATCAAAAACAGTTCCGCAAGATATGTTCGAGTGGAAGGCAATCCACACGGTAGTGGCTATATGCTGACATTTGCTTACCGAGAAAGCAATGGTTCAAATATAAATGTTGCATTCCTACCAAGAAAGAATGGGAATATATTGCTTGATACTGATTTTACCTATCAAAAAATCGGCAACTTTGAGATTCGAAAATATCCAGATGGGACGATGATACAAACCTACTTTGTAGATTTTTATGATGTTTTTGGGGTAAACAGTGGGCTTGGAGGCACAGGGCAAAAGCAATTAACGTGGGCGACTGCATTTGTCGGGAAACCGTTAGTTTGGGGGAATATAACATCATCCTTTGAAGATTACCACGATGTTGGAATTAATATATTAACAAAATCAACTGGGACGACATTGTATTGGTACAACTATGAACATGGCCATCCTGGCCAAGGGGCGTGCCGTTTGCAATTCTTAGCAATAGGGAGATGGAAATAATGACAATGTATTTTAAAGACGGATTTTTTGACGATTCTTATGGTGGGTTTGTGCCAGCAGCCGCGGTGGAAATTAGCCAAGATAAATATATTGAGCTAATCAACGGACAATCTCAAGGCAAGCAAATCATCGCAGACAAAACGGGCAACCCTGTATTAATTGACCCTCAACCCAGTGCCGCGCATGTTTTAAATCTTGATACGCTGACTTGGGAAATTTCATCAGAAAAACAAACTGCACTTTTAGCCGACACCCAAACTCGCCTTATCGCTAATATCGATGAGCACGCCGCAAAAATCTACAGCACGTGGACGAGGTTTGAATCTGAGTATCGTGACCGCCAAGCGGCCGCAGAAGCCTTTAAATCCGCAAATTATGAAGGTGAGTGCAGTCGATATATCTCAGACTTTGCGCAACGTGCCAGACTGGATAACAAGACTGCCACAAACCTGATTTTGACTCAGGCGGCAGGGCTTGAAAAACTACAAATGGAGCTTGCCAATCAACGTATGCGCAAGTATGAGCTAAAAGCACCCACTCTTACGCTTGAGCAATTACAATCAATTCATAATGACATTATTAAGCAAATGGATAACTTGATGGAGGCATATCAAAATGGCTAAAATTTATTTGGCAATGTACAAACACAAACGAGACTGGCGCAAAGAGCCAGTCAAAAAGATTGCTGACATCATCACCCGTTTTTTCACAAAAGGGAAATATTCGCACTGCGAAATAGCTATTAAACGCAGTGAAACTCTTTTTGATTGTTATTCGTCATCAGTACAGGATGGCGGCGTACGTTACAAGCAGATTGATGTATCAGATAGCACGAAGTGGGATTTAATCCAGCTTAATGAGGTTACTGAGGAGCAAATCAAAAACTATTTTAACCGCACTCTTGGTTGTAAATATGACTGGTGGGGCGCGTTAGGTATCGTGCTTGGTATTAAGCAAAAACGCTCAAAATATTTTTGCAGCGAGTGGTGCTTTAATGCGATATATGGAGGTGAGAGTGGTTGGCGATTTAGTCCGAATCAAATTGCGGTTGTTTTTACTAAATTAAATAATAAGATAAGTTTTCAACAAGAGGTCGCTAAATAGCGGCTTTTTTCATTCTTGGGAGAATATATGTCAATTCTAGGATCAATGTCTGATGCGTTAAGAAAACAGCCTAAAGCGCCAACTATTTCGCCAACGCCTGAGAAAGATAATTCTCAAACAATGGCGGGGAATGTTGCCAATATTCTAAATGGCAATTCATTATTGATGAATAGTGCGGCGGCAAAAGGGGAGAGAATTGCGGCTAATCGTGGTTTACAAAATTCTACTATTGGCGCTGAGGCGGCGCAACGTGCAATGCTCGATGCGGCAATACCAATCGCAAGCCAAGATACTCAAAATGCTTTTACTGAAAAGCAAACTCGATTACAGGCTGATTTAAATTACAGCAATCAAAGCCGTTTAAATCAGGCTCAAAATAAATTTGCAGCATCTCAAGCAGAGCTTGATCGTGGTCATCAACGTAGTTTAGCTCAATTACAATCAGACTTGAATTACAACAATCAAAGTCGATTGAACCAAGCTCAAAATCAATTTACCGCATCACAAACAGCATTAGACAGAAGTCATCAACGTGATTTAGCCAACTTAAATCATGCGAATGAAATGAAAAATCTCAATGCACAAGTAGCAGCAAATACTATTGGCAAATCTATTGATTTTACAATGCAGATCACTAACAACTTTGATGCGCAGATTGCTGCCGTGTTGAATAACACTGCAATGAAAGCTGAAGATAAAGAAAAAGCTATCAACCAGCTAAAAGCGAGCCGAGATTCTGAGCTTAATTTCATGTCAAAATTCATGCAAGGAATCCCGACAACGAAACAAAATTGGGCATCGTTCCCTAATCTTGGTGTACCAACAATCGAAATGAAATAAGGAGGCTAATTATGTCATTTTGGGATAGCGCTTGGAGTGCAGTTAGTGATGCGGCATCTTGGCTTGGCGATGCAGCTAGTTCTACCGCAGATTGGATGAGTAATCATAAAGAGGCAACAAACCTAATTGGATCGACCTTGCTTGGTGTTGGTGGTTATTTAGCTCAAAAAGAGGCTAATAAGGACTTAATGAAACAACAGCGAGAGCTATTGAATATGCAAGATAAACTTAAATCTCAGTATTCAGCAGTGCCAGATGTTGATATTTCTTACAAAACTTTAACCGTTGATAATTCACCAGGCTTGGCAAACGGTGGAATTTTAACGGAAATGCAAAGTAAATTAGAACGTAAAAATAAAGGCGTTTAATTATGGCTCGATCAGAATCTAAATCAATTAGCGATAGTTTTGGCGAAAGCATGGAGCGAGCCGGCTATGAGCGTGCTAATGATAGCCGAGGCGGTTGGCAAGAGCATGAGAGCAGCGATAACTACGAAAGCACGATAGACAGAATGAATCGTCATCTTGATTCGTATGGTAAAAATAACGGATATACCAACAACTTCAACAATACCTTTAGAAATGGTGGTTTTAGTGGTGGTAATCGTTTAAGTAGTGAAAGTGGTTTTGGTGGGCAAAGCGTTATTAGTAAAAGCGTTAATTCTCACTATCAAAGCAATGCCAATAAATCATTGAGTCAATACAATAATCCAACTGTTGATCAAAAAAATCTTACAGGTGGATTGTTTGGTAAAGGTGGCGTGCAAGCGCCGTATTCGCCAAGACAAGATTGGGATAATATCAATGCGCTCACACCAAAGGATAGAATTAGGGATATAGCTCATCATTATGCCGGCGAAAGTCTTTCTAGAGAGCATAAGGGTAATGCTATTGGTAGCGTTGTTTCATCAATAGTTGGTTCAACGCTTGAGCCAACTTCTATGGCTGAAGCTATCGCATCTGGGGTAACGCAATTAGGATTAACAAAAACTGGCACGGCTGCTGATGCCTTATTAAATAAAGAGGGTAAAATTCTTGGGAGAATGACGCCAGGACAAAAAGCTGTATATCAAACAGAATCGCAAAAAGTCAAGGATGCTTTTAGTGAAGATATGGACGGTTGGGGTTCTAAGCTCAAAGGCTGGGGGGCGACTGCTCTTGGGTTTGTTGGCGGGGCCGCAACTGGTGGAGTTGGTACAGCTCCTATTGGCACGGCGGCCAAGGTTATTGCCGATAACTCTCGTTATAATTCAGCGATGCAGCATGCGGCCGATAAAGTTAATTCTCCTGTTCTGAACGAAATGATTATCGAGGATAAAGCTAAAAAAGCGCAAGCGATGAAAGATTGGGAGCAAATGCGAAAAATGGCTGGAAATAGCGAGCCAATAGAAAGCCAAGGCATTTTAGACAGAATGCAAAAACAACTTGGCGCTAATAATGGCAATAAATCAAGCGACAATATGGTTTACAAAATTCCTCAACTTGTAAACCTTTGGAACAACATTTCAATCAAATAAAAGGATTAAAAGATGGGTATTCTAGATTCAATGGCTCAACAAACTCAAGGTGGCAATCAAGATGTTATGGCTCAAAGTCAACCTGGTGGAATGATGCAAAATCAGGAGCAACAAGGCGGCAAAGCTCAAATGTATAAAATGCTAATGGAAAATTCCGTTAATGCTATCGCTAACGTTGCACAAGAGCGAATTGAGCAAAAAGGTGTTGAAAAAGGTGTGGCGGATTTAGTGGCAACGGCAATGATCACAAACATTCAAGCCGCTCAACAAAATGGCAAAACAATCCCGCCTCAAGTGATGATGCAAGTTGCAAAAGATTTAGCAATGCAATTATTGCAACAAATTGGCGTTCCTGAAGAACAAATTGATGACATCCTTATCGACATTTTAATGGATGCGTTAGATCAATTTGGTGAGGCGACAAACGGCATTTTGCCGCCTGAAGAAGAACAGCAATATGTTGATATGATTGGTAAGGCATCAGAGCTTGAAAATCAACGTCAATCACAAATGCAAGGCAATAAACCTCAATCAATGCAACAAGGGGCATAATTATGGGATTAGGTGGCATTTTAGCTGCGATGGCTCAAGGACTTGGCACTGGTGTTGTTAAAAATGTAGAGCAAGCTTGGAAAAATGAGGAAACTGCAAAATTATTAGATTGGAAAGGAAAAGAATCTGATAAACAGAGAGCCTTTGAAAGCGAACAACTTGATAAAAAACATCAGCAAGATATTGAGTTAGAGAATATTAAACTAAGCAATAATATTTCTGAGGCGACCGCCATAGCTCGAATTAAAGCTAAATACGCTAGAGCAAGTGGCGGCAGTGGCGATGGAATGAAAGAGGCTCAAAAAAATCTAACTGGTGCAGTGCAAGTGTTAGGTGTTTATGATGCTCAATTAGGTGCGCTGAAAGATAAACTATCCTCAACAGAAGATGCCGCTCAAAGAGAAGTAATTGCTAAACAGATTGATAATCTTTCAAATGAGAGATCTAATTATCTGAAAAGCCCTAGTGTTATATCTGCGTTCAAAGGTGGCGAACAAATGGGGCGTGCGCTTTATGTTACCAGTGGCGGCGATATGGATTTATACGATCCTAAACCGAAAGAGGTTGCAAAAGAAGTTAAGGCAACAGTATCTTCTGTTGCAGCGCCGGCAAGAAATATGGTTGATGTAAACAGTATTTCGCCACAACAAGCCGCTCAAATTGCAAGAGAAAAACTAGAAGAAGTTGCTCGTCAGAATTTTGCAAGGGCATCGGAAGAGGCAAAAGAATGGGCGGCTAAACAAAATCAGTATAAATCAACTATGTTTACGCCAAGAACATTCTAACCAAATAAAAAGGGCGAGAAATTAATCTCGCCCCTCTGTCTGTTCGACAGCTCAGTTATCATTTAAGATAATCTGTATTTTATCTACTTTTGAAGTAGCAATTTTGTTTCAACACACAACCGAAATAATATTTCGATTGAATGACTAATTTCTTAGTCGTGGTTATATTAATCCTAATAAAAATATCTTGTCAATATATTTTTTATCAATCTAATAATCCAGCAATATCTTTCATATTAGGCGCATAGTAAACGTTTTGCAAGATTCTGATGTCTTTATGGCCTGAGATTTTAGCTAACGTCATTACATCAACTTTTTTAGCCAATCTTGTCAAGGCCTCTCTTCGGGTATCATGAAAATGCAAATGCTCGCACATCGCCATTTTTTTTAATTTTCTAAATGTTGCATCAAGTGACTTTGAATCAATTTGAAAACACGTTCCAGTATTGCCAACTTCTTCTTTTAACCTTTCTAAAATTGCGATAGCCTTTTTCGATAAAGGCACTCTTCGAGAAGAGCCGTTTTTAGTTATCGGTAAATATGCAGTTCTATCCTCAAAATCAACATTATCCCAAGTTAGCCCACAAATTTCACCAGCTCGCATTGCAGTTTCGATAGCAAACAGCATCGCTGCACCAGTTCTCGCCCTAACAGTCTTTAATGTATCGTGATAGCTGCTAACATAGAGTAGTCGTTCTATTTCTTCATCAGAATATCGTTGCGTTCTTGGTGGACTTCCTTTTGGTAAGACAAGCCCGGCAGTAGGATTTCTTTCAATATAATCCCAACGCTCAACCGCAACGGTAAAAATATGTTTGATAGTGGATAGCTCTCGCCTAATACTTTCACCGCTAACTGATTTTTCCCTTTCAGCAATCCATAATTCAAAATCTTTCCTTGTAACATCACCTATATATTTACTGCAAATAGGGTGTTGCATAAACCTATTAAGCCTTAAAGTTTCGTGCCGCACGCCTCGTTTAGTTGGTGTAATTTCTTTTAAATAGCGCTCAACAACATCCGATAATAGCGTTTCAGGTTGCAATCCTTTCTTTTGTAGGTCTAACTTTCGCTCTTCTTCTAAAGCCCATTGCGTTGCCTCGCCTTTAGTGTTGAAAGATTTAGATCTACGCCCTCCATTGTCATAAACTTGCGCACGCCATTTATTGCCACGCTTATGTATAGTAGCCATATTTTTACCTTTATATTTTAGCTGGTGCAGTTCCTTAAAAAGTGGTGCAGTTTTGGTGCAGTCAGCAGATAAAAATATATAAAATCAGATAAAAAATAGCAATACAGGCAAAAAATAAACTTAGAATTTATAGCTAAATAAGCTCATAAGTGATTGATTTTAAATGTAGAAAATCGGGAAAGAAAAATCCCCGTCCAATGAACGAGGATTATAATATGGTGCCTAGGGTCGGACTCGAACCGACACGGTTATTCACCGGCGGATTTTGAATCCGCCGCGTCTACCAAT